CGTATAGAATGGGGGAGGGGTGTATACACCTGTGGCCCTATCTACCACTGTGCTAGTTCGTGCCCTATGGCTTGGGGTGTATGCGCTGAGCGAGTAGGGCTTGCGGTGTATGGTTGCAATGTGTAGAATCTGCGCTAGGGTTTACGGTGTATGCCTAAAGGAGTGCGAGCCATGGGTGGGGAATCGAGACAGAAGGTCGAGCTGGGCGAACTGATCGAGCAGCTGCTAAAGGACGTGCGGGCGATCGACGGCAATGCGGAGCTGAGCAGGGGCGACAAGACCAAGCGTTTGACCCGGCTCGCGGCCAGGCTGAAAAACACGCTGTTCGAGGACCGCCGGCGCAAGGAGGAGGACAAGCTCGCGGCGTCGAGTTATCGCCGGTACCTGACCACCATCCGCAAGGCGGTCACCGCGCAGAACTGGCGGCACCACTCGCTCGAGGAGGCGATCGGCCGGATGGCCAAGCGGCACCCGCGCTGGGCCGAGCAGCTCGAGGCGATGGGCGCGCATGCGCAGATCAGCGAGGTGCGCCTCGCCCACCGCGACCTACTGGCCGAGGTGCGCCGCGCGGGCGACTCTGACGCCTACGACGATATCCGCGCGATGAAGCTCGACCACGAGATCATGCGCCACCTGACGCTGCCAGCCGCGACCAAGGCCGACCTGGCCGACGAGCAGCTCGAGCGCATCGAGGAGCGGTCGACGAATACGGTCGAGATCAATTACCACTGGCTGATGGCGACGATCGACGGCCTGCTGAGCCAGCAGCAATTGCGCGCCGATGGGTCGGCCGCGCCCTACTTCTCGCACCTGGCGCTGGGGCTGGCGCTGGCCACCGGGCGGCGCGAGATCGAGGTGCTCAAGCTGGGACGCTTCAAGAAGGTGGGCGAGTTCGAGCTCGAGTTTTCCGGCCAGGCCAAGCGGCGCGAGGGCGTCGACTACAGCGAGACCTTCCGCATCTATAGCCTGGTCAGGGCCGACGAGGTGCTCGAGGCCTTCGCCAAGCTGCGCGCGCTGCCCGAGGTGCTCGAGCTGCAGCACCTGTCGAACGTCGAGGTGAACCGCCGCGTGGCCAAGACGCTGAACACGCTGACCAAGCGCGTTTTCGGCAGCGAGGAGCGGGTTTTCAAGGACAGCCGGTCAATATGGGCGCGGATCGTTTTCGAGCGCTACTTCGGCCAGGATGCGCGCTGGAAGAAGGTCAACGAGGACGTGTTCTGGCAGGAAATGCTCGGGCACGAAGGGATGAAGTCGCAGATCCACTACAAGGCCTTCAAGATCGACTATGTCGAGCCGGTGGCCACCGCCGGGGCGGTACCGGGCAAGTGGGCGAACCGCCTCGAGGCGCTGCAGGCGCTCGACGAGCACGAGCGGATCCGCGCGAGCTCCTCGCTGTACCGCATTCACCAGTGGGTGAAAGAGACCGTGAAGGCCGCGCCCGAGGCGCGGATCTCGCAGAAGGCGATCGCCACCAACGTGGGCAGCTACCGGCCGAACATCAAGGAATATCTCGAGATCGCCGCCGAGGCGCTGGCCACGCCGAACCACTCGCTCGAGGCGGTCGCCCTCGAGGTGCCCGACCAGGTCGCCAAGGCGAAGCCCCGCATCGTGGCGCACAAGCAGGAAAGCGGCCTGTATCTGGCGACCGCCTCGATCAACGGGGTGGTGGTGGCCACGGCCGAGCACGCCGACCGCATGGCCGCCATGGCCGAGGCCTTCAAGAAGGCCGCCGGGCAGAGGTAGGGAACAGGCACGCGACGGTGCCATTCGCGGTGCAATCTACAGCCGGGGCTTGCCCCGGCTTTTGCCGTAAGGCGTAAGCCTCCTCGAGCGCCTCGGCGGCCTGTTCCTGCAGTTCCTGGACCGAGGCGACCGCCTCGAGGATCTGCTCGAGGCTGACCTGCTGCGCGCTGGCCTGGACCATAACGAGCAGGGCCTGCGCCCTGCGGATCTTGTTTGCGGCGGTGTCCATCCTTTCGAGACTCATCAACCGACTACTCTCCTCTGGCGATGATGCCAATATGCCTTGCTGTTCATTCGTACAGTATCTCACCGGGCGGACGCCTGGAGAAGTTTCTCGGCAAAGCCAAGTGTCCGATTTATTGACGCATCACTGAGCCGACCACTTACGAAGTCCCGAACCACCTCCGGCGCCAGCGCCCCCACGAGGCGCGACAGCGGTATGCCGGAAGGGCGGTAACAGCGAGAAGCCAAAGCGAGTAGATGCTCGGTTACTGCCAAGGGATACTTTTCATATGTGTCTGTACCCTCACAATGCAAAGTGTCACTGTCGCTGCAGCCCACTGGCGCCGGGGCCTGTGGCTCGACGGGCAGGGCTTCGGGGGCTTCCTTGGGCTGGTAGTCACTGGCCGCTTCGTGCGTCGTCAAGGAGTGGGCGCCGATAGCCTGGCGACGCAAGACATAGGCCATCACGAACGACCACCGGTCGGCATTGATCGAGAACAGGTTCCGACCATTGCTCGAGCGCTTCTCGACCGTGAGGCCGAACCGCTCGAGCATCGACTTGACCAGCGTCGTGGCGCAGACCCTGGCGCTGGTGCTGTGCAGGTGGCGGCCGACGCGCAGGGCGTTGTAGGCATCAAGGGCCTGCTGGCTGGCGGTGACCTTGGCGAGCACTTGCTTGCATTGCTCGGCTGAGAACTCGCCGGCGCCGGTGTAGCGATCGAGGCCGAGGGTCTCGAACAGCTCGACCAGGAAGGCGCGGGTGGCCGTCTTGTAGCGGTGCTGGGTCAGCACGACGCGCGCCTTGCGCTGCGCTTCGTCGTAGGCCTTGGCCTGGGCTTCCTCGGCCTGCAGCAGCTCGAGGGCGACGACCTTGGCGATGCCGCGATCGTCGTAGAAGGCGACGTCGTCTTCGGTGGGCTCGATAACGCCGAGCTGATGCGCCAGGTGGTAGCGGTCGACCTGGGCACTCTCGGTCTCGCTGCGGACTTCCTGACGGTTGAGGCGGCCGAAGGTCTCCTCGTCGGGCACCTCGACGCTGGTCAGCAGATCCATGCGCTTGGCGAAGACGAGCGCGCCGGCGTGCTTGCGGTTGCTGCGGCTCTCTTTCGTGCGCTCGGGGTCGTCGAGATCCGCACGGCCGACCTGGTAGCCGTCGGCGATCAGCATCAGCAGCAGGTTGTTGGCGAAGTCGTTGCGGGCCTTGTTTTCGGTGGTGACGCTGGTCAGGTACAAATGATCAAAAGCGGTTTTCTTCCTGACGAAACGCGCCTCGCCGGCATCCTCCTCGAAGGCGAAGGTGATCTCGTCGAGCTGCATCAGGCCGCGATAGATGGCCTCGGGATCCGTGGCGCGTTGGGCTGAGCTGTGACCAATGCCGACCAGGTACTCGCGCGCGGTACGGTCACGGCGCAGCATCTGGATGGCGTCGGAGGGGCTGACGGTGTTGCCGCTGAACAGGCCGACATGGCGCTCGAAGTGCGGCGTGGTCATGGAAACGCCCGAGCTGATCGCCGGCGAGTAGATCAGGACGTCGTAATTTACTGCCTCGGCGTTGGGGCTGCGCAGGAAGGCCTCGACGTTGGGGTCGGCCTTGCTGTCGGCGTGCACCAGGAGCATGCGCAGCGGCTTGCATTCGCCGTGCTCGATGCGCTCCTCGATCAGGGCGGCCATTTTCTTGGCCGATTCGGCGCTGTCGTTGGCGACCAGCACGCGCTTGCCGGCGCAGATCCAATCGAGTGCGACCTGCCAGGCGGTCTCGTCGTCGGTGTGGTTGACGCGGATATGATCGGTCGGGCCGACGACCTCGAGGATGGTGATCGTCTGGCCGGGGCGGGCGAGCTCGCAGAACTCGACCACCGCGTCGTTGGCATCTGCGTCGCAGAGCAGCACACGGCGCGCCGAGGCGACCGCGTCGAGCAGGGCATCGAACACGCGCACACGGCCGTCGACCGGCCCGGTGGCGGTGTGGCTGATCACCTGGCTGGCTTCATCGATGCAGAGGGTATCGACGGTGGTAAACCAGCTGCGCTCGTCGGTGTTGTAGAACCTCGGATGGGTCAGCGAGTTGACGCAGCAGGCCAGGTGCGAAACGTCGCGCATCCACGCGGCCGAAACCTGCTGGTAGTGCTGGATGTTGAGGCGCGAGGCGGCGTCGTCGAGCAGCGAGACGCGGTGGGCGATATAGGCGGCTTTCGGGGCGGCCTGCATCAGCGGGGCGATCAGCTTCTCGGTTTTGCCGGAGCCCATCGGCGCGCGGCTGATGATCATGCCCTCGAGGGAATCGACCAGGTCGGCGAAGTGCGGGGGCAGCTCGATGCCGCCGTGCGCCGCGCGCACGCCTTCGACGCGCAGGTGCTGCACGTGCGGCTTGGCCAGGGTGGCAGCGGAGAACCCGCGCAGCTCGCGGGCCTGCTGCAGCTTCTGGTCGGCCAGCCACTTGACGAAGCGGCGGATCTTGAAGCGGTCGACCTCGACGCCGGCCGGGATCTTCTTCTCGACCATGCGCAGCACTTCGCGGCCGGTGTAGCGGATCGGCACCAGGAGCATGCCGGCGGCGACGGCCGACTTGGCGGCCTTCTCGGCGGTCAGGCCGGAATAACCGAGGCGCTGCAGGCAGTAATCAAACCAGTCTTTCTCGGCGCGCAGCACGCTGTCGCGGGCGCGCAGGGCCTTGGCGGTGGCGGCCAGGCCAAAGGCGACGTGGTAGTCGTTCCAGTCGGTCGGCCCCTTGCGGGCGGCCTTGAACGCGGCCAGTTCTTCACCGCTGAACCCGACGACAGGCGCCCGGTTTTGCGCGCGCAGCTCGGCAATCTGCTGGGCGCTGCAGCCGAACAGCTCGAGGCTGGCGGCGAAGTTGGGGACGATGGCCGGGTGCTGCAGCTCGCGGTGGATCTCGAGGCCTGCTAGCACGCCGGCGTTGCCGGCCTGTGGCTTCCACTGGTCGTTGTCGGCGGCGTTATGGAAGCGCCAGGCCGGGTAGTGCTTGGCGTACTGGCGCAGCACCTTGCCGAGGTTGTCGACGTTGAAGGTCACCACGACGGCCACTTCGTTGCCGGCCTCGAGCTCGGCCAGGTAGACGCTGGCACCGGTGGCGAAGCCTTCGACGCTGTAGCGGCGGTCGGCGGTCTCGAGGTCGCCAAGGATGCAGTGGGCGCCGTCCATCTTGACGCCGGTGCCCTGCAGCTTCTTGTCGGCATAGAGCCGCTGCAGGCCAAGGAACACACCGGAGATATTGAACAGCGGCACGGCGGTAAATTCGCCGTGACTGTCACGCATACGCTGCATTTTGAAGCGTGACGCGATCGCGCCGATCTGCTTCGCCTGCAGGTAAGGGGCGCTGCCGTCCTCCTCGCCGATGACCTCGACGAAGCCCTTGCGGATCTTGCCGCCGGCTTCGTACTCGAACTCGTGGCGCCCGCCGCAGTGCCAGGCGGCCTCATAGGCCAGCCGCTCGCGGTGGATCCGCGCCTCGGCTTCGGCCCGGCGCTGCTCGGCTTCTTTCTGCGCAGCTTCGCGCTTGGCGCGCTGTTCTTCCTGGCGGGCCAGCCATTGCTGGTGCTTCTCGCTGGTGACGTTGCCGCCTTCGCGCTTGTAGAGCTCGGCCAGCGCTGCGAGGCCCGACCAGGTCGCGTGACCGTAGGCCGGGTTGTTGTTGTTGAAGGTGAAGAAGGGGTAGTCGAAGTCGTCGGCGCGCTTCGTGTCGCCCCACGCCATGACCTTGCCCCGGTGAATCTTGTCGGTTACGCCGTCTTTACCCTTGGGGCGGGCCTTGTCGCCGCGCAGGCCGATCTCGTTGCGAATCGCTGACCAGCGGATGCCGACCGAGGCCGCCACGTCGGCGATATCGGCGTCGAAAAAGTCGATCAGTGTCCAAGGGTCGGAGCGGAACCGCTCGGCGTAGAACCGGGCCAGTGCGCTCGCGTCGTCCTTCGTGTTCTGCATGATGTTCCTTTGCATAAAAACGCAAAAGCACAAAAGAACAATCCGTTGACGCTGCAATGATGGGGTTTAGACTGACCGTGTTGAAGCGCTATGCCCTGATCTTCTCCTGCCCGCAAAACAGGGAAAATCTCTAACGGGGTGAAGCACTTATGTGTTTTGTCAGTTCGCCCACCAGCGACGTTTTCAGATCAGCCCCGAGGTTACCAGCCCCGGGGCTTTTTCTTTTCCGCCTTGCTGAAAAGGTGATGCTGCGGGATTAAGCCCGCAGTCTACGCCATCCATTCTCTATAGAGAAACCCTCTGCATACTGTTTATCGGATAAGCCCCTTGGCGATGCGCATCTGCATGCCGGTGACCACTCCAATTACCTGAAAATTGCCATCCACCGAGATCGGCGGGAACTGTGGATTTAACGGTCGAAGGTACCGCTGCGACCCGTCCTGGATCAACTTCTTGAAGGTCGGCTCGCTCGGGGTGACGGTGTAACCGACCACCAGGTCGTTGGCCTCGGCTTCCTGTCGCGGATCCACGAAGATGACCGACCCGACCGGAAAGGCGGGGCCGCTGGGGGCGTGCATGGTGTCGTCACGCACCGTCAGGCCGAACACGGCGCCGGGTGGGTTGTCGGGTGGCAGCACCCACGGGGTACCTGTCGGCAACCGTTCTATGACGGGGCTTTTAGCCCATTCGGCGGCCAATTCCCAAGGGATGACCGGCACCCGCTTGGCCGACTCGGCCGGGGCGGGTGTGCTGCCTGGGGCGATCGCTTCCTCGATCAGGGCGTCGACAGTGGTGCCGAAGGCTTTCGCCAGCGCGTAGGCGATCGCCACGCTCGGCATGCTGCTCTGCTTCTCCACCGCTGACAGAAAACTCGGGTAAAGCGCATTGCCGGCCTCGTCGCAGGTTTTCTGCATCGACCAGCCTCGGGCCAGTCGGCGACGCAATATCGCCGGCCCGATGGAAAAGGTCTCTTTCATGGTGGCCTCTCTCAGTCCTTTGCATATTGTCCAATTTGAATAGGGAAAATTGCCATTCACCAAGGCGAAATTGTGTTGCCACTTTCGTTCTGTATAGAGAAAATGTCGCCATAACTACATACAGACCCACAACGAGGGGAAAAGTGCTATGGCGGCACGTACAGAGCGGGAAATCGTGCTCGAGGCCACTAATCTGTGGTTTCGGCATTCGGAGTGGTCGGTCGAAAAGTTCGCCCACGAGCGCCTCGCGCCCGCTCTGGCTGCTGCCGATCTGGTCGAGCCCCTGGCGGAGCCGACCGGCGGCGAGGAGTACCTGCGCAGTCGCAAGGCCTGGGGCCAGCGGCTAAACCGGATCTTCAACGGCACCGCCCCTTTCCCGCTCGAGTGGAAGCAAGTCTGGCTCGACTGCCTGCCGCCTGCAGAAGCCAAGCGCGCGCAGCAGGAGTGCCTCGCGCTGATCGGCGTCCCTAACCTGCGCCTGCCGACCCTGTCGCCTTCCCCGGTTGCCGCTGTGCCCGCGCGGATCGGCGAGGTGATGGAAGAAGTCGGCCAGTTCATCGCCGCCGCCAAGCCCTCGCATAACGGCCGCTATGACCGCAACGACGACCCGACCGAGGTCGATCGCATGCTCAAGGAGGGCACCGACGCGGTGTTCGCCATGATCAACGAGCTGGTGTCGGTCGCCGCCGGTACCGGCCGCCCCCTTCCCGCGCTGCAGCTGCTGCTCAACCAGGGCAAGGCGGTGGCCAATGACTGACGAGCAGCTCGACCAGGTCGAGGCGCCGGTCGACTTCGAGGAGCTGGCCCTCGACCTCGAGGAGCCGGCCCCGGCCAACGAGACGCCCGAGGAGCGAAAGCGCCGGCATGCGCGGATCCGCAAGCGTCGTCAGCGGCGCCGCCAGGAGCATGCTGCGCTGCGCGCGGCATCGCAGCCGATCACCTTCGAGGCCTACAGGGGCACGCAGGCGGATCTCGCGTTGATCTGCGAGCTCGGCGGCTTCGAGGAGCAGGCCGAGGCCATCACCCTGATTCTGCGCAACGTGGCGGATCTCGCCCGGCGTGACCGTCACGCTTTTGAGCAGTTTGTCAGCATCCCGTCACGCAAGGAGGCGCAGCAGTGAGCGACTGGATCAAGGTTTTCAAAGTGGCCCCGCATGTAGTGCTGCTGGCCGTGAACGAGGCCGCTCGCGGCGTGGATAGCTGCGCGGTGCGCCTCGAGGGGCGGGTTTTCGGCGCCAAGGGCGAAGCGATGAAGCTGTTCCCTACGCCAGCGGCCGCCGCCGAGTTCTTCGACGCCTACGACCAGGAGGCCGCCGAGGCCTGGTGGCGGGAGCTGAATGCGCGGGTGGTCGAGGAGTTCGAGGGGTATGCCGATCGGCTGCTGCACGGCGCTGGCGGCCCTGCTCCGGCGGGGTTGTTCCATGCCTGATGCCTGCGATCGGGTCGTCGACCTGCAGCTCGACATTGGCGCGGCCTTCATGGATGCCCGCGCCCGCCGCTGTGATGCCGTGGCCCTCGGCGATCGCTGGATCCGCTCGGGCTATAGCGAGTCGTCGGGGCTGTGCTCTGGCTGTGGTGGCCAGATCCACCCCGGCCGCCTGCAGGCCGTGCCGACCGCGCACCGCTGCACCAAGTGCCAGGACGCACACGATCGCCAGGAGGCCGCCCGATGCAAACGCTAAGCCTCTCGCGCTATCCGCGCCCCGCAAAACCCCGCCCTGCCCCGGTCACTTACTACGTGATCGACGAGCCGGTCGACCCGGTGCCGGTCGCTGCCGCCCCTCGCCGGGTGCCGGCGGTGACGACGCACGACCGCGCCGTCATGCGCGACCTGGTGCTCGGCGCCTTCCTGGGGCCGCAGCACTTCCGCGAAGACGACGGCAAGCGCGTGGCGGCCTACACCATCGAAAACACCCGTGACGTCGTTCCGGCGCGGATCCTCGAGGAGCGGGCCGAGTGCCCGGTCGAGGGTGCGGAGCCGGGGCGCCTGCCCACCGCTTACGTCGCCGCCCTGGCGAAAGGAACCACGCGCGTGATCGCCAGCGAGACCCGTCCGAAGAAGAAAAGCAGCATCCCGCTCGGGCCGCTGGCCTTTCAGGATGCCCGTATCGTCCGCGCGGTCGGCCAGCTCGCGCCGGAGCATCAGCACTGGATCCGCTACGCCTACGCCGACTCGCGTGCCTGGGATGACGAGGCCGGCGCCGTGGTGGCGCTGTGGGCGCGCTACGAGCCGCAGCTCGGCAAGGTGCAGGCGAAGACCAGGCAGAAGGCCAAGGGCCTGGCGCACCTCGCGGTGCAGGATGCGAAGCGCTTCGTGAATGCCGGCAAGGAGCTGCACGCCGCCTGCCGCCTGCGCGAGCTGCTGGGCGTCTCGACGCCGAATTGGGATCAGCACTGGTGCCCACGCTGGCAGGCGATGCGCAACGAGGTTTTTGCGATGGATCGGGACGCGCTGACTGCGCTCTGCAAGGAGCTGGCGGGCTTCCGGTTTGTGCTTATGGATCGTGGCCTGTAGGCCTTGGGAGGGTGGTTATGGATATTGCGAAGGTTGAAAGGCTTGTTCATGGGGTCCGTGGCAATGAGCGGCTAGCGAAAGCGATCGAAGGCGCGCTTTCGAGTCCGGAGGCTGAGGTCGAGCTAGTGCTGCCCTGTGGGGCTTCGCTGAGCTTGGCGCTCTGCCCTTCGTTGGTGGAAATCCTGCGGCAAGTGCTCGATGGCTTAGATCGTCGCCGCGATGCGGCGATTGCTGAGATTCGGTCGTCGTGACCCCCTGCTCGCAATGCGGGAGCCCGCCGGAGCGCCGTCTCGATCCGCAGACGGGCCGGATGGTGTACGCCTGCCCGGGTTGTCGCCATCGCGGCGAGGTGACGACCTGCGAGGTCGCGGCGGCGGCCTCCTGGGAGCTGATCAACGATCCCGATATGGATCGGCACACGTGCAAGGCGGCCATGCTGCCGCGTTACTTCGAGGCGGGCGGCAAGTGGGGTGCCCGTTGCCGTGGCTGTGGCCACGAGGTCGAGGGTTTCGGGAGCCTGCAGGGCGCCCGGGCCGGGTGGGCGAGGTCTATGCGGTAAGGCGCAAAAGAACAAAGGAGCAAAGGCGCAAAGGCGGATAAGCGAAAAAGGCGAAAAAGCCTATTGCGCAAAAGTAAGGGATAATGTCTAATAAGTGCTCTAATGCGATACATGCAAACCAAAGCCCCGCCACCGTGCGGGGCTTTGTCGTTTCTGCAGGTCGCAGCGCCCCGCCGGGCGCATCCAATCTCCTCCGAATACTGACGCCATCAGTGTTCTTTGCCCGCCACTGTGCGGGCTTTTTTATTCCTGGAGCGCCGCCGATGGATGCCCACAAGCTGCAGCCGATGGCGGATGCCGTCGCCGTCGAGGGCGCCAAGCTCGTGCCGCCGGCGATCCCGCTCGCTTTCTATGGTTTGACCCTCGAGAAGTGGCTGCTGGTCCTGCCGGCGCTGTATTACGCCGCGCTGCTGGCCGACCTGGTCGCCCGGCGCTGGGTCGTGCCGCTGTTCCGCCTCTGGATGGATCGACGCAAGGAGGCACGCCGCCATGACGCTGATTAAGCGCATTGTCGCGGCGGTGACGCTGTCGCTTGCCGCTGCAGGCTTCACCGTCAACGAGACGGGCCTGCCGGCGCCGGTCGAGCGCGCCGCGATCATCGCCGGCCTGATGATCCTCACGCCGGAAATGGAAGGCACCGAGTTCGAGGCCTACCCCGACAGCGGCGGCGTCTGGACGATCTGCACCGGGCACACGAAGGGCGTTCGCCCTGGTGACGTGGCCACGCCGGAGCAATGCGCGGCCTACCTGCAGGGCGACCTCGGCGAGTCGGTCGATTACGTCATGCGCGCCGCGCCGAAGGCCTCGATCTGGCAAAAGATCGCCTTGGCCGACTTCGTTTACAACCTGGGGCGCACAGCGCTCGCGCGCTCGACGCTGCTGCGGCTGACGCTCGCCGGTGATTACGTCGCCGCCGCCGATCAGTTCCTGCGCTGGATGTTCGTCGCGGGCCGCGATTGCCGGCTCGCTGCAAGCAACTGCGGCGGCATCGTCGTGCGCCGCCAGCTGCAGCGCACTCTCTACCTGGTGGGCTTATGACTCGACTTTATGGACTGCTCGCGGTCGTCGTGATCGCTGGGCTGGTGTACGCGCTCGGCTGGCTCGGCGGCGCCGGCCACGAGCTCGATCGGGCAAAGCAGCTCGAGACCAAGCAACTGCGCAAGGCCTTCGAGCAGGGCCAGGCGCTCGGCACCGTGCGCGACCGGGTGGTGACGGAGTACGTCGACCGGGTCGAGGTGATCGAGAAGCAAGGCAAAACAATCATTCAAAGGGTGCCCGTTTATGTCACGCCTGACGACGACTCTCGCTGTGCTGTGCCTGCTGGCTTTGTACGGCTGCACGACGCAGCCGCCCGCGCCGAGGATCTCGGAGCAGGCCCCGGCGCTGCTGATGCGAGCCCCCCGGCCGCTGCAGCCCCTCCCTGACGGCGAGGTGCAGCTCTCGACGGTGGCCGCCACGGTCGTCGGCAATTACGGCGCATGCCATGCGAACGCGGCGCAGCTCGAGCAGCTGCAGGCGTATGTGCGGGAGCGCGAGAAGGTTTTTTCGGCCGGCCCGGCGCCCTGAGTTGGGTTTCCTGGCTCGGCCGTTATAACCCTTGGGGTAGCACTTCCCTTTCACCAGTTCACAAGGCAGCACCCGCATGACACCAGCAGAGAAGCAAGTCGAGACGAAGATCGCCAACCTGGGGCTATCGGCGCCGCGCATCACCCCGCAGCACATTGACGCGCTGATGAAGGGCGTCACTTACAGCACGCACCACGTGCCAGGAACGACCACGGTGCTGGCCACCGCGATCATGGCGTCGGGTTTCACGCTGGTGACGGCTGAGTCGGCCAGCGCGAGTCCTGAGAACTTCCGTCTGCAGCTCGGCATCGAGCTGGCGATCAGCAAGGCCGAGCGGCTTGCACGGGATGAACTGTGGAAGCTCGAGGGCTATCGCCTAAAGCAGACCATGCACGAGATCAGCGAAGACGTCGGCCGCAATGCGATCGCGCAAGCGCGCGAAACGCTCAAGGCTTCGCCGGCTGCTGATGCTGTCGACGCGCCCTGCTGCATCGGCCCGGCCTGCACCTCGGCCTGTGGGTCCTCCCCGAGGGGGTGACCCCTCACGGGTGTGAAACTCGCGACCTTCGCGCGGGTTTGGATCCGCGAGTCGGGTCCGTTCTTCCTTTCTCGAGGCCCTGCCGGCCTGCATCGCTCGGCTGACCCCGCAGCCAGTCACGGCGGGGCCTCGACCCTATTCCGCAGAGGATCAAAACCGCATCAGTTCAAAAGGACTAATGCGGTTTTGCGCTTTTGTTCCTTGGCTCCTTTGGTCCTTTCTCCCCATGGGCAAGATCGTCAGCAAGAAGGAACTCGGCGAGCTGATCGGCAAGTCGCCGCGCTGGATCTCGAAACTGATCGACGACGGCCTGCCGGTTTCCGGTGGCGGTGGTCGTGGCGTCGAGGTGCAGATCGACAGCGAGGCCGCGATCGAGTGGCTGATCGCCCGAGCCGTTCGCCAGGAGCTCGGCGACGACGACGAAGACGAGGAGGGGCTCGCCTCTGCCTCGACCGAGGATCGCCTGCTCAAGCGCGCGCGCCGCGAAAAGCTGCAGCTCGAGATCGACCAGACGCGCGGCCGGCTCCTGCCTGCCGACACCGTCTCGCAGATCCTGGTCAGCGTCGCGGCCGTTTATGCAACTCAACTCGACGCGCTGCCTAGCCGCTGCGCTGCCGATCTGGCGGTGATCGATGACCCTGCCACCATCCGAGCTCGAGTATTTGAAGAAACGCGGCGTATCCGCGCAGCTACTGCCGACCGCCTCGAACGTCGCGCACGCGAGCTCCTTGCGGACGTTGACCACCTCGATCAGCTACGCGGCGAAGATGGTGCAGGCGCCGCCGCCGAGGACGGCTGACCAGTGGGCGGCCGACAAGCGCATCATGCCGCCGAGCGCGCCGATCCCCGGCCCGTTCAACCCTGACACCAACCCCTATATGCGCCCGGTCGCCTGGGCGTTCGCGCAGCCCTGCTTTTCCCGCGTGACCTTCGTCATGGGCACGCAGATGGGCAAGTCGGTGACGATGGAAAACATCATCGGCCACCGGCTCGACGAGGATCCGACGCCCTGCCTGTACGTTGCCCCGACCAAGCCGCTGATCGATGGCACGGTCGAGCCCAAATTCATGGCCATGTTCGGCGAGTGCGAGTCGCTCGCGGCGAAGTACGAAGGGCGCAGCACGAAAACGGTCAAGTGGCTGGGCGGTACCAAGTTCCGTTTCGCCTGGGCCGGCTCGCCGACCGAGCTCGCCGCCGACTCTGCCGGCCTAGTGATGGTCGACGAGGTCGATCGCATCGTAAACACGGGCGAAGGTGACACGACCGAGATCATCGAGGCGCGGGGCGATGCCTACGCCGACTCGAAAATCGGCTACACCGCCACGCCCACGCACGGCAAGATCGAGCGCCGCCACGACGAGCGCACCGGCCTGTGGCATTGGGTCGTTGCCGAGGCGAAGAAAGTCGGCTCGAAGGTCTGGCAGCTCTGGCAATCGGGCACCCGCCACGAGTGGGCGGTGCCGTGCCCCGAGTGCGGCGAATACTTCGTGCCCTGGTCGGGCCTGCTCTGGTGGCCCGGCAAGGGCTCGGCCGAGGAGTGCACGCCCGACGAGGCCTTCAAGCATGCGCGGCTGACTTGCCCCTGCAACGGCTGCATGATCGAGGACAAGTGGCGCCCCTGGATGAATGCCCGGGGCGTGCCGGTTGCCCCCGGCGAGTCGATCAGCAAGAAGGGCCAGATCCTCGGCACCGCTGACACGGCCGGGTTTACTCACTACTCGATATGGGTCTCGGGCCTGTGCAGCTTCGCGGTCAAGAAGTCCTACGGATTCCTGGCCAAGAAGCTGCTGGCCGCCCTGATCGATGGCGACCCGGCCAAGTTGCTGGCCGTCTACAACACGGGTTTCGGCGAGTGCTACGCCGAGGCGGGCGACGCCCCCAGCTGGGAGGAAGTTCGCGCGCAATGCTTCGGCTATGCCGCTGCCGAGCTGCTGCACGAGCCCCTGCGGATCTACTGCACGATCGACGTGCAGAAAAACCGCCTGGTGTACGTCGTGCGCGCCTGGTTTGCCGGCCTCGGCTCGATGCTCCTCGAGCACGGCGAGCTATGGGGCGAGACCGATCAAGATGCCGTATGGGACCAGCTCTCCGAGCTGATCGACACCGAATACGGTGATGGTCACGCCATCAGCCTGACCGGCATCGATATCGGCTACCGCGACGACCAGGTCTACAAGTTCATCAACGAGCACAAGGGGCGAGCCATCGCCCTGCGCGGCCGGGAGAAGCTCGACAAACCGTTCCGCAAGGAGCTCGTCGAGCAGGACAAGAAGGGCAAAACCCGCAAGCGCGGCGATGCCCGCTGGGCGTTCGATTCGCCCCTCGCAAAGCGCTGGGTGCATAGCCGTTTCGGCCGGCCGGATACCCGGCCCGGCTGGTGGCTGCTGCATCAGCAAGTCACCGACGACTACTGCAAGCAGCTGGTCGGCGAGGAGTGGCGCGAAAGCGAGGGGCGTTTCCACCAGGTCGGCGAAAACCATTACCTCGACTGTGAGGCGATGCAGTACATCCTCGCCCTGCGCGACAAGCTGCAGCGCCGCAAGGTCGGCGCCCTGACCCGCGCCGAGCTCGTCGCCCTGGTCAAGGGTGGGCAGCCCGTTGCGGATCCGCAGCCCGCGCCGGTGGATGACGACCAGGAGGAGGGCGACGAAACCCCACCGCCTGCGCCCCGATCGCCCGCCCCTGCAGAGCCACCGAAGCCAAAGGCCAAGGCCCGGCCCCGCGTGAAGATCATCCGCAAATCACCCCGGTGACCCATGGAACCGACCACCCTACACGCCGGCGACTCGGTCGCCTGGTCGCGTGACGTGCCCGCCTGCCCGGCTGCTGACGGCTGGGCGCTGCTGTACGTCTTCAGCGGCCCCGAACGGCACGAGGTCGCGGCGATCGCCGCGGCCCCGTACCGCGTCGAGCTCTCGGCAGGTACCACGGCAACGTGGGCGCCCGGGCTCTACCGCTGGGTCGCGCTGGCCGCCAAGGGCGACGAGCGCCTGACGGTGGCCAAGGGCACGCTGCAGGTCGACCCGAACCTCGCCACGGCCGAGCCGAGCGACGTGCGCAGCCACGCGCAGCGCATGCTCGCCCTGATCGAGGCCGCGCTCGAGAAGCGGATCCCCAAGGATCAGCAGAGTTACGAGATCGACGGCCAGCGCCTTGACCGGATCCCGATCGAGCGACTCAACGAGCTGCGCCTGCAGTACCGCCGCGAGGCGGCGCGCGAGCGCAACCGCCGATGGCCACTCGGCCGCCCGGTGCATTTCATTCTGAGGTAAGCCTATGAACCCGCTACGCCGCGCCCTGGCGCGCTTGGGCTGGGGTGGCGGGCGCACGCCTGCCGCCGATGCCAGCACCGCACGGCGGGAGCCGACCGTCGGTCGTCGAGGTTTCAAGATGGCCAGCGGTGGCGGGCTGACGAAGGCCTGGTCGCGCCGCTCGAGTGGCGCCGATGCCAACCAGCTGATCTACGGCGACCACGAGACGCTGCGACAGCGCGCCCGCGAGCAGTCGATCAACGCCTCGCCGCTCAAGCGCTTCTATCGCCTGCTGCGGCAGAACGTCATCGGCCCCTACGGCATCCGCCTGCAGTCAAAGGCCGTGCTGCCCGATGGCAAGCCAGACCGCATCACCCGCCGGCTGATCGAGAAGGAGTGGACCAAGTTCTGCCGCAAGGGCGTTTTCGACGTCACCGGACGCTATAGCTTTGTGACGTTTTCCTGGCTTTGGATCGAGACCCTGGCCCGCGACGGCGAGGTGCTCGTGCGCCTGCTGCGCAACTGGCCGAACCGTTGGGGCTTCGCGGTGCAGATCCTCGAGGCCGATCGGCTGGATCTCAACCTTAACCAGGAGCTCGACAACGGCAACCGCATCCGCATGGGCGTCGAGCTCGACGCCTGGGAGCGCCCGGTCGCCTACTGGCTGCTCAAGTACCACCCCGGCGACGTCTATCACGGCCCGGTCGAGGAGAAGTACGAGCGGATCCCGGCCGACGAGCTGATCCATAGCTTCGACCCGTGGCGCCCGCACCAGGTGCGCGGCTTCACCTGGACCCATGCCGCCGCGCTGGATCTGCACCACCTCGAGGAGTTTCGCCAGGCGACGCGGATCAAGGCCGAGCATGCGGCCAAGATCACCGGCTTCTATGAGCCCGACGCCGAGTGGCTCGACCCGCCCAACGACGACGAAGACGACGTCGGTGCGATCTACGAGGAAGTCGAGGCCGGTACCGCCCGGGCGCTGCCCTACGGCTACAAGTACCGCGAGCTCAACCACAACACGCCCGGGAGCGACTTCGCCCCCTTCGTCAAAGACACCCTGCGCAGCGCCGCCGGTGGCCTGGGGCCGAGCTACAACCGGCTTTCCAACGACCTCGAGGGCGTGAGCTTCTCGAGCCTGCGCGACGGCACGCTCGACGAGCGCGACTTCTACAAGTGCGTGCAGGAGCTGGTTATCAGCGAGCTGCTCGAGCGCCTCGGCGAAACCTGGTTCGAGTGTGCCCTGCTCAAGGGCGCCTTGCAGATCCCGCCCCGGGATCTGGCTCGCAGCAGCGAGCAGGCCTGGCAGCCACGTGGCTGGGATTGGGTCGACCCGCTGAAAGACAGCAAATCGGCCACCGAGTCGATCGGCAACCGCACCAAGTCGCGCAGTTCGTACATCCGCGCCAATGGCGACGACCCCGACGAGATTTTCGCCGAGCTGGCCGACGAGGCCGAGCGCCTGCGCGAGCTGGGTCTGCTCGCTGAACCCCAACCAACCGAGGAACCCGACGATGCCAAACCCGACGGCACCGACGACGAATAGCGGCGCCCCGGCGCCCGTTCTGCGGCAGATCGAGGGCAAGCAGCTGCAGCGCTCGCTCGCCGTCGATCTGTCGACCATCGACAAGGAGGCCCGCACCGTCGAGGTCGCGGTTTCCAGCGAATACCCGGTGCGCCGGTGGTTCGGCATGGAAGTGCTCGACCACTCCGACGAGGCGGTCGATCTGACCCGCTTGCGCGCCGGCGCGCCCTTCCTGCTGCAGCACAACAGCTGGAACGGGCAGATCGGCGTCGTCGACGAGGCCTGGCTCGACAGCGATCGCAAGTTGCGCGCGCGGATCCGATTCTCGCGCAGCGAGCGCGCCGAGGAGATCTGGCAGGACGTGATCGACGGCATCCGCCGGAACATTTCCGTCGGCTACATCCCCGTCGAAATGGTCCTCGAGCGTAGCGAAAACGGCCTCGATCACTACCGCGTCACCCGCTGGGAGCCCTACGAGGTTTCCAGCGTTTCCATCCCTGCCGACCCGACCGTCGGGGTAGGGCGTTCCGCCCCTGAAACACCCTCTCACACCATCACCATTCGAGGTATCGAAATGCCCCAGCCGAACGATCCGAACGACGGTCAGCGCACCAATCCGACCGCCACCACCAACGGCACCGACCCGGTAGCCCTCGAGCGTAAGCGCGTGGCCGACCTGATGGCCCTCGGCGATCAGTTCCCGGCGCACCGCGCGCTGGCGTCCGAGGCTATCACCGCCGGTCACTCGGTCGACCAGCTGCGCGCGCAGCTGCTCGAGCGTCACAAGCCTGTCGCGACCAGCACCCCGCCGGCGCAGCCAGGCGCCCGCGAACTGCCGAAGTTCACGCAGGACGTATCGGCGCGCGCCATGGGCCTGAGCGAGAAGGAGGTCGGCGAATATTCGCTGATGCGCGCCATGAACGCCTACGCCGAGAACGACTGGAGCAAGGCGGGCCTCGAGCGCGAGGTCAGCATCGCCCTGGGCGACCACCTCAAGAAAGAAGCGCGCGGCTTCTACGTGCCGCACGACTTGCTGCTCGAGGGCTACAAACGCGGCATGAACAAGACCGAGGCCGGCAAGGGTGGCGAGCTGGTGGCCACCGACCTGCGCCTCGACCAGTTCGTCGACATCCTGCGCAACCGCACCGTGATGGCCAAGCTGGGCATGCGCATGCTGGGCGGCCTGGTGGGCGACCTGGACATTCCGAAGAAGCTCAACGGCAGCAACTTCTACTGGCTGGGCGAGGGTGAGAACGTCACCCCGAGCGACTTCGACCTGACCACCATCCCGCTGTCGCCGAAGACCATCGCCGGCGCGATCCCGGTCACCCGCAAGCTGCGCAAGCAGGCCAGCCGCTCGATCGAGTCACTGATCATCGGCGACCTGGTCGACGGCATCGGCGTGGCCATCGACCTGGCGCTGCTGACCGGCACCGGCGTCGATAACCAGATCCTCGGCCTGCTGAACATGGCCGGCGTTCCGACCCTGAACTTCCCGAGCACCGGGATCGATTGGGATACGGTCGTCGACATGGAGACCAACGCGGCGACCTTCAACGTCGACAGCGGCTCGCTGGCCTATCTGACCAGCGTCACGCAGCGCGGCAAGGCCAAGAAGAAGGAAGTCTTCGCCGGTACCGGCGAGCGCCTGTGGGACAAGGGTAACGAGGTCAACGGCTACCACGCCGAGGCCACCAACCAGATGCCGGCCGACAAGTGGGTCTATGGCGACTTCTCGCAGATGATCCTCGGCATGTGGGGCGTGCTGGACCTCAAGCCCGACCCGTATGCGCTGGCAGGCAGCGACGGCCTGATGCTGCGCGTGTTCCAAGACGTCGACGCCGGCATCCGCCGCAAAGAGGCCTTCTGCATCGCCAACAAGGCAGTGGCCTAAATCCGAACCTGAAAGCGGGCAGGTAGGGGGCTCCGGCCCCCGTTTTTGACCGCATCACAAGGAACCAACCGCATGAGCAAGCAACTGCCCACGAGTTACATCGTGGTGACGCTGCTCGGCCTGAGCGTGCACGGCGAGTTTGTACCCGCCGAAACCACGCTCGAGGTCGACCGCGCGCTGCGCAATGACTGGATCGGCTCGAAGCTGGCCCGCGACGCCACCGACGAGGAGGTCGCCGCCTATCGCGCCGAGCAGGGCGACGACGGCCTCGACGACCTGGACGAGCAACGCACCGCCCTCGAGGCCGAAATCGAGCGCCTGCAGGCGCGCAAGAACGAGCTGGCCGGTGATCTCAAGGCGCTGGAAAGCGACCTCGAGGAGTTCGGCAAGCAACGCGACGAGCTGACCGAGGAGGTCAAGGAGCTGACCGCCGAAGTCGCCGCGCTGGAAAAGGCCAAGGCTGCAGCCGCTGAGCCGCCCGCCACCGACGCCAAGGCCGGCAAGAAGTGATCGGCGCCGACGACCTCGACGCGCTCTACGACCCCGACGAGTTCGGCTGCACCGTGCAGGTGATCGAGCCGGGGCGGGAGGCGCGCACGGTCAACGGCATGCTGGGAGCGCCGACCCGCTCGGGTCGGCAGTACCGCTCGGGCGTGGATCCGAACGCGGCAAACCTGCGGGTGAGACCCGACCAGGTGCTGCTGCAGATGGCCACTTCGGCGGTGCCGCAGGACCGGACGGCGAAGGTCGTCGTCGACGGGGTCGAGTATTCCGTCGGCAACGTCGAGCCGCTCGGGCGCCTGCGCTCGCTGTTAACCCTCGTGCCGTATGGCAACCGAGCAGCACCTGCAGGGGAGCGGGGCAGATGGCAGGCTTCGAGCTGAATTTCGAGGTGGACGGCTGGGCGTCGGTCGACAAGGCCATCGCCGATATGCCGCGCCGCCTCGACCTGGCCGCCGCCCGCGCCTTGCGCAAAACGGCGCTGTGGCTGCGCACGCACAGTTCGCGGGAGATCTCCCGCGAGCTGCGCATCACGCAGAGCCCACTTCGCCACCGTTACCAGATCCATAGCCGATCCACCGCCAAGGAGGTGAAGCTGTGGGTCGGTCTGCGGCCGATCAGCGTGCATTACCTGGGCACGCCCAAGCAGACCCCGACCGGCGTCGCGGTCGGTCATCGTCAATACGACGCCGCCTTCATATCACCGATGCGATCGACGCAGCGCCTGGTTTTCCGGCGCAAGGGCCGCGAGCGCCTGCCGATCGAGAAGGTGACCGAGGATTGGGAAGGCGAAGGCCTCGGCGCCCTCGAGCGCTGGGAGCGCCGCGCCAACAATCGATTCATGGAACTGTTCGAGCAGGAGGCCCGTTATGTCCTCGAGGCCGCTTAATCAGCTGTCCGACCTGTTCTTCGCCATCGGTGACGCCGTCCACGCTGCTGGGCTGGGCGTCAGCGTGGCCAACTACGAGGAGTTCGACGGCAAGGTTGGCGATGCCACCGTGCTGATCGAGCTCGAGCGCACCACCCCGGCCACCCGGCACAACGACGGGCGCTACGTGCACGACGTCACCGTCACCCTGCACGCGGTCGTGGCCCGGTGGCGCAAGTACGCCAACCTCGAGGCGATCAACCTCGCGACCGCCCTCGAGCGGCTGGCCGACTGCAACCGTTGGGGCTTCCACGGGCGCCAGTGCAACTACCCCGAGGATCTGCACAGCGGCCCCTCGATATTCCAGCGCGGCGCCGACGGATACGACGCCTGGGGCGTCACCTTCCGGCAGCGCCTGGCGATCGGCGAGGTCGAGCCCGAGCCGACCCTCAACACCGCCCCGCTCGTGGCCTTCACCTGGCGGGTGGATCCTGACGATCCGGCGAACTACGAACCGCTCGAGGTGTAACGATGTTCGACGCCATTCTGCGGGTCCACCTGGCGCCGCTGATCGAGCGTCTGGCCGAACTCGAGACGGAAATCGAAGACTTGCGCCGGCGCGCCGAGAATCACAACCGCATCGGCACCGTGGCCGCCGTGGATCCGGCGGCTGGGCGCTGCCGGGTGAGCCATGGCGAGCTGCTGTCGCCGTGGATCCGCTACTTCAACCCCAGCGCCGGCGAGGTCAGCGAGACGCGCCACCCGAGCGAGGGCGAGCAATGCCTGCTGATCAACTTCGGCGCCGGTGACGGCAGCGCGCAGAGCGTGGCCTTGACGGGCATCCCTTCGGGCGCCTTCCCGCCGGTCTCCGATCGCGGCGAGCTGCACCGGCGCACCTACCCCGACGGCACCGAAACCGCCTATGACCACGAAAGCCACGCGCTGACCTGGTCAAACGGCCCGCTATCGGTCAAGGCCGACCAATCCGGCGTCGAGGTAATGCTCGGCGGCGTGGGCTTCAAGCTGACGGCGGCGGGCTTCTCGCACATCGGCGGCACCCTCGACCACGACGGCAAGAACATCGGCAAGGATCACAAGCACCTGAACTCGGGCGGCCCGAGCACTGGCGGGGTACCTGAATGATCGGCATCGACCGCGACACCGGCGCCACCGTCGACGACTGGCCCGCCTTTGTGCAGCGCGCGACCCGCGCCCTGACGACCCCGCTCGGCACCCGCCAGAAACGCCCGCTGTACGGCTGCCGCCTGGTCACCCGGCTGGGCAAGAACCTCGGCGATCGCCTGCTGATCCTCGCGCAGGCCGACGCGGCCGAGGCCTTTTACAACGAGGCGAACGGCATCGGCGAGTTCGTGCCGGAGGCGATCGTCGCCACCCGCGAGGGCGCCGGCCTACGGCTGCGCCTGGCCGGTACCTGGCACAACCGAAAAATGACGTTTGAGGTGGTCACGTGAGCATGCTTATTCCGGGGCTCAACCAGCTGGCCGAGCCCGCGATCGTCAAGGTCGAAACCTTCGAGACGCTGCTCGCCGAGTTCAAAGCCGAGGTGCTGGCCTATGTGCAGGCGCGCGACCCCGAGAAGGCCGCGCGCCTGGCCGTGGCGCTGGATAACGACAGCGACCTGCTGGCCATGATGCTGCAGGCCTTTACGCTGCGCCTGCAGGGCCACGAGCGCAAATACAACGCCCGCATCAAGCAGATGCTGGCATGGTGGGCCGAGGGCTCGAACCTCGACGCCCGCGCGGCTGATCTAGGCCTCGAGCGCCGCGTCATCGACGAGGGCGACCCGAACGCCTTCCCGCCGGTCGATCCGTTGCTCGAGGGCGACGAGGATCTGCGGGTGCGCTATTACCTCGCGCCGCACGCGCCGGCGGCCGGCTCGCGCCTGCAGTACCGCCGCGAGGCCATGACCCTGGGCGAACGCGCGCAGGTCACGGTCGAATCGAATGCCGCTGGCCAGGTGGTCGTCACCTACACCTTCGCCCCCGACGGTTTCGCTGCGCAGGTGAAGGACGCCAACGGCCGCCAGACTGCGCCCGGCCAGGTGACCGTCACCGTCCTGGCACGCGCCGGCGATGGTACCCCATCGGCGGAACTGCTCGAGGCAGAGCGCAAACACTTCGCCCGCGCCGACGTGCGGCCCGAGACCGACGAGGTCATCGTCAGGGCCGCCGAGATCGTGCGGTACCAGATCAACGCGACCGTCTACATCAACGCCGGCCCCGACGCGCAGCTGACCAAGGAAGCGGCAGAGGCCGCGCTCGCCGAGTACGCCGCCAGCCGGCACATGCTCGGCGGCTACGTCGACCCGAGCCGCATCGACTACGTGCTGCACCGCGCCGGCGCCGAGCGTCTCGCGCTGGCTCTGGCTGCGCCGATTGAGTGCCAGGCACACCAGGCGCCCTACTGTGACGCCATCAACGTGGAGGTGCTGACGCTATGAGCGACGACCTCGAGCCCCGCCGGGTGAGCGTGCTACCACCGACCAGGTCGTTGCTCGAGGCGGGCCTCGACCTGGCCTTCGCGAAGCTGCTCGAGCGCATCGAGCCGCCGTTTCCCGAGCTGATGGATCCGCAGGCCACCCCGGCCGAGTTCCTGCCGTACCTGGCCGCCGATCGCGGCGTCAGCGAGTGGCAGTCGACCGATTCGGAGGCCGACAAGCGCGCCACGGTGGCGAGCATATGGGCCATCCGCCGGCTTGGCGGTACCCGCAAGGCCCTCGAGCTGGCGGTCGAGTCCATGGGGCTGCTGCCCGAGGTGATCGCCTGGCACAAGGAAACGCCCGACGGCAGTCCCTACGGGCTGCGCGTGGTGGCGCGCGCCCTAGGCGCCTTCGACGCCGAGTCGAATCGCCGGCTTTCGCTGCGCCTGGCAGACGCCAAGGCCGAGCGCGACGTGCTCGCCCTCAACATCATCAGCGAGGTGCAGGGCCGGCTCTACTACGGCGCCGCCGTGAGCACTGGCGGCATCACCACCGTTTACCCCTACACCGAGCGCGAAAGCGAAGTGAGCGGCCCGCTGTACTACGGCGCCGGCCTCGTTGAAACCTCGACTACCACGGTATATCCGCAATGACCCCAGCCGATCAGATCTATTCGCTGCCGACCAATACCGGCGCGGCCAAGCTGTCCTATGCGATGGCCAACAACCTGACGGTGCAGATCTCGCACATGGCCATCGGCGACGGCAACGGCGCGGTGGTCAATCCGACCGCTGCCGCCACCGGGCTGGTCCGTGAGGTGCACCGCGCGCAGCTCAACCAGCTGTATCAGCACCCCGACAACCCGAACTGGCTCGTGGCCGAGCTGGTGATCCCCGCCGAGGTGGGCGGCTGGACGATTCGCGAAATCGGCCTCTATGACGTCGCCGGCGACCTGATCTTCGTCGGCAACCATGCCGAGCAATACAAGCCGGTACAGAGCCAGGGCAGCGACGAGACGAAAACCGTCCGCATGGTGATCCTGGTCTCGAGCGTGGCGGCGGTGACGCTGCGCACCGACCCGACCACGGTCATGGCCACGATCAAGTTCGTCAACGACACCATGGCGGTGCATACGAGCGCCGTCGACCCGCACGGGCAGTACGCCCCGCGCGGAAAGGTCACGACGCTATCGGCCAGCGCCGAACTGACGAAGGCCACGCACGAGGGCCTCGCGCTACTCGATGCCGCTGCAGGTGCTCGCACCTTCACGCTGCCGGCGGCTTCGGCCGTGCTTGGCGTCGTCGAGTTCGTATTGCGTCGCACCGATACGACCAGCAATGCACTGGTGATCGCGGCCAGCGGTGCCGACAAGATCATGCTCGACACTACGGCCGAAGCCGCCGGGCAAGCCACGACCGAGCTGCTATTCGCAGGTGACTATCTGCGGCTGCGCAGCGATGGCGCGGGGAAATGGTGGTGTGTGGGGCAGGCGCAGTTGCCGGGCAGTATTGCGAGCGGGCTGGTGACGTACACCACCCCTGGCAGCCACACTTTTACGGTTCCGCCCGTGCTGCGCAGTGGCCGCCACCACCCGCGGGTGACGGTCACGGGTGGCGGTGGTGGCGGCGGTGGCGGTGTCACCAGCTCTACTGCCGCGCGTGGTGGCGGTGGTGGCGGCGGTGGTACGGCCATCGGAATTATCAGCCTCGCCGGCGCATCCAGCGTACCTGTGACGGTGGGAGGCGGCGGAACCGGCGGCGGCTCCGGCGCGAATGGCGCGAATGGCGGATCGAGCAGCTTCGGAATCTATCTATCAGCCGTGGGTGGCGATGGTGGCGGCGGCGCAACCAGTAGCAACTCGCCAGCAGGGGGGCAGGGCGGCACAGCCAGTGGCGGCGCTGCGAACCTGACTGGCGG